AGGGGGGTGGGTAGCCCCTGCCATATGTAACAACGTGTGGTTACGCTGCTACCCCACCCATATCCCTTCAAGTCGACCGGGGTTTACCCGATCGCCTTCCAGCCTCGTTTTATTACTGACGAACGAGGCAAAACGTCCACAGACGGGTCTTCTATGTTGCTAGACAGTACGTCGCGCAACAATCGAGGCCAAGAGTCGAGCTCCACCGCCTGGTGGCGGCTCCTAGTGAAAGGAACGCGAAACTCGATAACCTGGCGATCGTGGTTGTATCTGAACTTAAACTGCTTCCGATTCCTTGAATCGGCTACAGAGTATTCAGGTACCGTCAAACACGGAAATGGGCTCGTAGGAAGTCCATATGGGATTTTCCCATACGTCTTCTTTAGCTCTCCGTGGATGAACTCGTATGCTTCAGTGTATCCGTTCGCCAATAGGTTGTTGGCTAATTGGATCCACGAAGTATACGCCACGCCGTCCGAACGCAAGCCAGACCACGGTTTCTTAACTCGAGTAGGTGTAACCTGGACGCCCTTAAAAGCGTCCATGCCACAGGACTCACGAAAGAAACCACGCGTACAAGATTTGAGTCTATTAACCCGAAGGCCAACAGATTCAAGTACATGTACAGCATGGTCAGTCCACTCAACAGGGATAATGATATCATCCCCGTAGATGTACACTGACCTCCGAATAACAGTTGGTCTACCACGTGTAGCCCTCGCTATCCCAGCCACGAGAAGTGACCAAGTACTAACTGCCAAAATGGGAAAGCACAAAGCTGATCCCATAGGAGCGTGCTTAGTCAACTCTACGATCCTACCATCTGGTAGTTTCGTGCTGGTACTCCTTATGGACTCTAATGCGCGTAAGAGTTCAGGTACGTGTTGAAAAACGTGCCTGACAAACGGCATAGAGATCCTGTCCGACGCGTCCTTTAGGTCAAGAGTTGCATAGCGTCCAGTCAATGACGACTCGAGCGCTAGACTCCTATTGACTTCTTGGGATGTGAAGTTGACGTATCCTTTAGTAAGCTTGACAGCTTCTAAATGATCGACAATCTTCCGTCCTAGTCCCTGTTGAAGATACATTAATTCTAATGGCTCAGCAGAGATAAGACGCGGACCGCGAGAATCTTTTGGAACAAGTACAACTTTCGCCCTACCGTGTTTTACACGTTCAAGCGATTTATACCATTCCAATCGATCCTCAAGTTCACGTGGGCCCCCGACCACGAAATACTCGTAGTAAGGGTAATACTGGTGAGCAGAATCAATGAGTCGTGAAAAATTCCACTTCTCACTGAGTCTTTCACCAGTAGCGACCGCTCCTGGACCGTGTCGTGGATTGATGTCTTTTGGATCGAAATCCAAAAAGATATCCCTAATGATATAGGATGTTGCGTCCAGTAATGGAGCGACAGAGCTATAATCATAGGAGCTGAGTTCCGTTTCCGTGGCCACGAAACCGTCAATAACTTGACGTACTTCTTGTTCGCCAAACGGCATCTCCAGCTTATAACACACGAAGGCGACTTGACGGATGAATTGAACATCATCCGGC